ACCGGAAAGAGAGTCAGAAGCCGTGGCCCGTGGTGAGTCGCTCATCATCGGGCTTTTTGGCGAATGAAATTTAGCTACGCTTTCGAGTCTCATGCGCCTTCTCCCTGTACCTGAATCAATGTGAGGTTTCCGCAGAACACTGCGCCAGTATCGATATACATCTGGTTGGCAAATTTGAGTGGTTTCACTGCTGGCGTATGACCAAAGATGAACGTGTCCGCGCCTTTGATTTCTTTCACGATCCCGTCTTGTGAGTTGCTGATTCGTTCGCGGTTCCAGATTACCTGCTGATGATCAACTGGCTTTCCAAACTCGTATTTATCACAAGGATAATCGGCGTGGCAGATGACATATTTTTTTCCTTTACTCACCAGTTCGATGATTAACGGAAGTTCATCTGCTTTATGGGCAAGAGCTTTAGCCAGAATTTCTTTGTCGTAATCGAGATTAAAGAACCAGCCACCGCCATTAAGCAGCCAGTGATTGACGTTTCCACGCTCTGATAAGCCATCAATCATCATTTGCTCATGGTTTCCACGTACAGCTCTGAACCAGGGGAATGTGATTAATTCCAGGCATTCTACGTTCTCTGTACCGCGATCAACCAAATCGCCCACCGAGATAAGCAGGTCTTTTTTGGTGTCGAATCCTATCGTCTCCAGTTTTTTCATCAGGTTCGTGTAGCATCCGTGCAGATCGCCAACTACCCAAATATTTCGGTATTTGCTGCCATCAATTCTTTCGTAGATATTCATGCAACCTCACTTCTGCTGTTTCGCAGTTTTTTAAGTTTCTGTTGATACTCCGCCTTGATGGCCCTGCACTCTTCGACAGTCCAGCGATAGCGGTTATGGTTTGATTCGATTTCCTCTACTGCTTCCTGCCCGATGCGGCTAATCAGTTCGACGCGATACGGAACGAGATTTCCGCTTTTGTGCTGGTTGCACACCACGCATTGCTTGTGAATATTGCGTTCATCAAATCGGAGTTGAGGTGCCGCAGCAGTTGTCCGGTAATGTCCGGCATCCCACTGAGCAGACGTGAGCGTTCCGCACGAGATACATGGTAAGTCGCGGTCTCTTTCTCTGATGAAGGCGTTTACGGCTTGTTGGGCTTGTTTAATCCAGTAACTGCGGGGCTTTAAGGCGAGTTTTCGAATCTTCAGTTTATCTTTCTGTTTCTGCTCCTCTCGTCGTCGTTTCTTCTCTGCTGCTTTTTCCGCTTTTTCGCGTTCTTTACTTCGTCGTTCGAGTGCTATCTTGGTTCCACAAATCTCATTACACCAATATTGATTTTGATATTTTGGTATAAACCATTCATTGCAACATTTACATTTCCTTCGATAGATTCGCATAAGTGCTCCTTTCGTTGCCGGAAAAATCACCGTAATACTTATCTCGGGCTTCTTCAGCAACTAGTACCGCTAACTCCAGATCATCAAAGCATCCGAAGTGTTTACTCTTGCCATGGAATCCTAGCCTAACATTCCATTTTTTCTGTCGTTTGTGCCAAGTAACCCCTCTGCAACCTGATTTGCTATTCTTTCGGATCCTTATATTTCTTGAATTTTCTATTGGCAGGCATTCTCTTAAATTTTCTGGCCTATTGTCGGTCCTAATTCCATTAACGTGGTCAATTTGACCAGCAGGCCAACGATTATGAGTTATGTAAAAAACTAAGACGTGAGTTTTATATCTACGCCCATCTATCATGATCATTGAATAACCGTTGGAATCAAAAGCTCCAGCAACACTATTTAATGCTATCCTTCCCTGAGTGGGAACTTTCCATCTAAATACCCCGGTAGATTTATCGAAACTTAGTAACTCAAATATCCTTTTAACAGTTAAATCTTCTCTTTTACGGTTACATCGTCTTCGCGCTGGTTTAGCCATCGCCTTCTTCCTCCGTAATGGTTTTCTGAATTTGGTCACCTGAACAGAGCTCACCAAAGCTATGGATGTCGGTATTTCCACAATACCAAGATGGCGAAAATAACTGCATGATAAGCCTCAGGGAAAAGGGAAGACACTACCCCCGATAATTCAGAAACAAATCGAAATACATGAACTAAAGAAAAAATCACAACAAATAGAAATAGAAATAGAAATAGAAATGGAAATGGAAATGGAAATAGAAATAGAAATAGAAATAGAAATAGAAATAGAAATAGAAATAGAAATAGAAATATTAAAACAGACCACCACATTCCTGATGTCATACTCACTAAACAATTTTTCGACAACATGGTAGCTCATAGCACGTTATCGTGTAGACACCCTCTGCTACGTATTCGGTGTTCAGTGCAATATCTACAAATACTGGAAAAATCTAAAATCGAGGCAAGTTTTTAGTGATAACTATAGTTAGACTATATTGACGACCTGATGTGCTGTATGTAATAACTAACAAAAAATATTTTCCATGGGGTTTTTTATTTTAATGAAATGCAAAATATTTTTATCAATAGTTAGTATTATGGAAAACCATTAATTCAGGAGGAAACTTGATTCCAAATTCAACTTCAAATAAAGGTTATGTATGCATTGACATGCAGTGTTCGTCAACCTCTGAACCAACAGCTTCTACCTCCAGCAACCGGAGTATTAAATTAGCCGCTTCCACAAATGTATATCCGATAACAAGAAACGACTCCGAGCTCACTCTGAACGATTTTCTTGATAATAGCTCTTCTACGTCATCATTGGACTACATTAATGAATTGGGTTCTCAACTGACGTTAAATGATTTTCTTGACAACATAAAGACAAATGAGGTGGATAGAACATGTACGGATGTGGTAATTAATATCCCACAAGAGATACAAACAAATACACAGGAAAATGATTTGTTATTATCCGATAAAAATAATTCAATATGCATTGAAATCGATGAAAGAATTACAAAAATCCTAACATGCAAGCAAAAATATCAACTGGACAGCATCATTCATGAAATTATACCAAAAGAGAATGAGAGTGCAGAAACTGTTCTCCATCTTATGAGAGTTCTGAACTATCAATATCATCAGGTATATAATCAGTCAGGATGTTTTTATAAAGCCTATATGGCCATACACAATAAAATCGAACAGATACTTCCATATGCGTTCAGAGCCGGAGGCGGAATCAGCATTCACTTGCTCATACAGGCATTATTTTTTAATGGCGACTATAACAAATCACCTTCACAGTCTCAACAACCATCTTTATATACATCACCTTCTCCAACAATAAATACAGAAGCATTCTTAAGTAATGTATTATCACTAGATATAACCCAGGTACGCATACTTGGTGATTTACTATCAGCAACTTTATTTCATGCACCAACAATATTCTATCAATATCCTAAACTAATAGATGAAGTTAAGTATTGTATAAGTAATAAAAAAATAACAGGTTCGGTTATAGCACGATTTACGCTATGTTTAACAAGTACATTACTAACCATGTCACCACTGTTAATGCTTAATGGAGCAGTTAAAACAGGTAGCATAGTAAGAACTATAGGTAGGGGAGTGAGTTATGCTGATATACCATTGGCCTTAGCTATATTAGGTGACTCATGGTATAAAGCTTATAAACATGGTTCTTCTGATAACCCAAATTCTGCTCAGAGATTTATATCGCAAGAAGCGGCCTTTAAAACCACCCAGCGGGTATTAACACAAGGATTAAGTCTGATGTCCTCTTTATCGGGAGCAATCATGCGCTCTCTTGAGAAAGGCACACCACCACAAATGATGTCTTTATTCATCGTAAACATACTAAATCTATTATTTCATCAAAATCCATATGAAGGGGCATCAGCAAGTGCTAATGCTTTGAAAAGATCAACTTACTCCCATAATCCGGACATACTAAATACTCAGGCAATAGCTCTTTGTGTTGACCTCCAGCATACAAAAAATATAACCATGCCACTTTTCAAAACAAAAGACAGGATATCTTACGCATTCAATGGACAAAGAACATCCCCAGAAGACCAAAAACAAATACTGAAAGAAGTTATAAACTCCTGTACCCAAGGAGAAAGAGCCATTTTAAATACATCACAATCAGAAACATGCAAACATAAAATCGATGAGATTTATGAAAAAAGATTCTCAGAAACAGAACTAAATACATTACCAAACGAAATGAAAAATTTCTTGATATTTTTGAACAAAACTCATGAGAAAGATATTTCGCGTTTAAGCATAGGTAACGAAGTTAATGAAAAAATAATTGCAGTTATAGTCAAGACGTTAGCATATAGAGAGTCTATGTTGTGTTAGACTTTAACTCTACATTGATATAACATTAGCCAAATATTCAACAGTGTATGCGACCAAACACCAACATGTCGCATACATATACAATTTGAATATTTAATTATATTTACTTAATGTATTTCTATAAAAGCAAATTACAAACTCACAACAAAAAACCTCATAACACATTAACAATCAATTCTTTTCATCTTTATAAATTCTCATATCAGGCTTGCACCCGATAAACCGACGAAAACTATTTAAAACCCATCGAGTGAAGTAATCTCTAAAACCAAAGAAATACCAAGTGAAAATATTCACGATAAAATGCCCGGTCAAAGCCCCTCCTGTACCGCATGCAAGAACAGTAAAAAATCAGATGTTTTCATAAATATCAGTCCTCATCGTTTTGCCTGGCATGTCCTTTACCAGCAATCTTCTGTATGCACTAAGCCTAGATAGAATCCACTCAGTGTACACTGAAGCCCGCTCGACGCTTTCTTGTTCGTAACTTCGATTTTAGTCAATCACCTTGTATTCCTCGCACGATGTCTTAGCCACCGGATATCCCACAGGTGAGCCGTGTAGTTGAAGGTTTTTACGTCAGATTCTTTTGGGATTGGCTTGCGTTTATTTCTGGAGCGTTTCGTTGGAAGGTATTTGCAGTTTTCGCAGATGATGTCGGTGAAACTTCGTCGCTGTCGTCTCATTCGTACCTCCTGTCGGTAAATCTGACACCCTGACCAATAGCCCATGCTGTCGTGTACTCAATCAGGCTTGCCATGCGCTTCACGCTCATCTGTGCGCTGCTTTCGCGAATGTTGACGTATTCGCCTTCAAGCCCGGGCAAAACATCAGCTTCCTGCTTTGTCGCCACTGCATGACCGCTAATCAACAAAATCTTCCATTGTTCTGGTTTTAACCATTTGCCGCACCATTGAACCTGACGAGCGATATCCGCCAGCATCGCGTGAAATTTTGCGTTCTGGTCAAGGTTGCGCTTGTAGTCAGTAATGCAGATGGTGACTGGCTTGTCTTTATCGAGTGGTGTTGCGAGGATGGCGTTGATTGCGGCTTGCTGTTGTTGCTTAGTTCGGAGGAAGATTGTTTGCTTCATCGTTACTCCTTCACTTTGACTCCAGCAGCGCGGATGTTTTCCTCATAAGCATCCATTGCATCACCGAAGCCATTGGAATAATCAACAGTAAACCCTTTGGCTAATGCTTCTCTGCTGTCGATAAACTTTGGCGCGGTTATTTCAATAGCTGCTCGCGATGCCTGCCACGTTTGCCAGTGGCCTTGAACATCGTCCATCACGTATTGACCACCAATATTACCGCTGCCAATTTCATGGTGATTTTCAGGGTAACGGATAAGGTCTGAAGATTCGCCCCCACGTCGCAACCAACTTTCTTCAAACTGCTTTCTTGATTCGTCCATCGGTACTTACCATCAGTTCAACTCACAAAACGCCACGCCATTTTTGCTACAGCGACAGGCGCAACACCGATAATCACCCACAGGAGAATGCTACCGAACAGCACACCCACCAGGTCTTTACCTTCGCCTACCAACCGGACAAAACTTCCGACAACCGCAATGAACGTCGACACCATCCACATAGCACCGAGAATCCTCAATGCAGAAAATTAACTCAGCCACGATTTACTCTCCCCCAAATAAAAAGGCCTGCGATTACCAGCAGGCCTGTTATTAGCTCAGTGATGTAGATGGTCATCTTTTAACTCCATATACCGCCAATACCCGTTTCATCGCGGCACTCTGGCGACACTCCTTAAAAATCAGGTTCGTGCTCATCTTTCCTTCCCGTTCTTCCTTGGTAGCAAACCGGTAATACACCGTTCGCCAGACCTTACCTTCGATAACCAGAAGACCTGCCCGTGCCATTTTAGCCGCGGCCTGATTTATGCTGGTTACTGTTGCGCCTGTTAGCGCGGCAACGTCCGGCGCACAGAAGCTATTATGCGTCCCCAGGTAATGAATAATTGCCTCTTTGCCCGTCATACACTTGCTCCTTTCAGTCCGAACTTAGCTTTGAGTTCTGCGATCTTCGCCAGAGCCTGTGCACGATTTAGAGGTCTACCGCCCATGACAGGAAGTTGTTTTACTGGTTCAGGGATCGCCTCACCACGGTTAATTCGCGCTGTCATATAGGTCAGTTCATCGGCAGCCTTACGGCGTAATTCCGCATCAGTAAGCGCATTGGCCCGCATGTTCTGATACAGGTTGGTAACCAGCCAGTAGTGCGCGTTTGATTTCCACGGATAAGACTCCGCATCCGGATACAGGCCACGCTTCCGGCAATACTCGTAAACCATATCAACCAGCTCGCTGACGTTTGGCAGTCCGGCGATAACGGATGCTTCTTCCCGGCACCATGCAACAAACTGCCCGGGTGATGGCAGAAATGGTCGATTCTGCCGACGGGCTACGCGCATTCCTGCGTTAACCTGTTCCATTGTGGTGATCCCGTTTTCTCGGAAAGCCAGAACCCACTGGCGACGGATTTCGTTCACTTCGTTCTGGTCACGGTTAGCCAGGCTCGCCGGGAAAGTTGCCAGTAACTGGCTGAACACACCGTTGATGATCTGCGCTACCTGCTGTACCTGCGGCTTTTCGTCGTACTGTTCCGGCATGTTGTTGGCGATTCGACGCATCTGCTCACGGTCAAAGTTAACCATCTGTGCGGCGATGTTTTTCATAAATCCACCCCGTAAATCCAGTCAGTGTTTGTCAGGTCGAGTTTTGGTTTGCTGGCTGTCACGCCTGCCTGTTGCTTGTTACGGTTGATTTCGAGCTGGGTCCACTTGTCGCGGAGTTTGGCCGGGCTCAGCACGTTACCGGACCAGAAGTTGTCCTGGCATGCCCAGCGGAACAGTACGCACATGTCGCGATGGTTACGTCCGTCACGTTCACGCATCAGGCGGATATCGTTAGCCCACCCTGCAAAATTCGGTTTTCTGGCTGATGGCGCGATGGTCTTCGCCATGTCAAACATCCACTCTGCGGCGGTCAGGTCTTCTGCTGTTCCCCACTTGCTGCCGCTCTGAATTGCAGCATCCGGTTTCACCACAGAAAGGTCGTTTTCTGGCTGGTCAGAGGATTCGCCAGAATTCTCTGACGAATAATCTTTTCTTTTTTCTTTTGTAATAGTGTCTTTTGTGTCCCCCTGTTTTGAGGGATAGCAATCCCCCAATTTGAGGGATGTTTTATCCCTCGTTTTAGGGGATTTTCCCTCGTTTTGAGGGATGCACCATTCTGAGATGTTTTTGTTTGGTCCAAACATGCCGCCTTGCTGCTTGATAATATTCATTCTGACGAGTTCTAACTTGGCTTCATTGCACCGTTTGACAGGTAACTTTGTAATCTCGCTAAGTTGAGAATCGGTGATTCTGTCCATTGGTTTATTCCACCCATAGGTTTTACGCAGAATGGCAAGCAGCACTTTAAACTGTCGCTTGGTCAGATCTGCGCCTGAATAAGCCTCAAGCAGCATATTTGATAGTCTGGCGTAACCATCATCGAGATCTGCCACATTACGCTCCTGTCCGGCAAAGTTACCTCTGCCGAAGTTGAATATTTTTGCTGTATTTGTCATAATGACTCCTGTTGATAGATCCAGTAATGACCTCAGAATTCCATCTGGATTTGTTCAGAACGCTCGGTTGCCGCCGGGCGTTTTTTATTGGTGAGAATCGAAGCAACTTGTCGTGCCAATCGAGCCATGTCGTCGTCAACGACACCCCATTCAAGAACAGCAAGCAGCATTGAGAACTTTGGAATCCAGTCCCTCTTCCACCTGCTGATCTGCGACTTATCAACGCCCACAGCTTCCGCTGTCTTCTCAGTTCCAAGCATTGCGATTTTGTTAAGCAACGCACTCTCGATTCGTAGAGCCTCGTTGCGTTTGTTTGCACGAACCATATGTAAGTATTTCCTTAGATAACAATTGATTGAATGTATGCAAATAAATGCATACACCATAGGTGTGGTTTAATTTGATGCCCTTTTTCAGGGCTGGGATGTGTAAGAGCGGGAATGTCTTAAGCGGCTTTGTGTTCCGGCGGGAACACGTCATCAAGACTGACTTTTGCGCCTAACTTGTTTAGGCACTCAACAAGAGCACGGCATGTTTTAAGGTCTGGGAAGCGACGACCAGATTCCCAATGTCCGATAGCTCCCTGTGTGCATCCAACTGCCTTAGCAAGTGTTGTTTGAGAGATATTCAGTGACTCTCGATATTTTCGTAGGTTGCTCATATGCCCTCCATAGTAACCATGAAACAATAATACGATATGTACTTTTAGAATGCAAACAAAAAATACATCTTGTGCATGGATGGTTTTAGTACAGAGCGTAATAATAAGGGTATGAAAATGAAATGGTATGAACTGGCTAGATCCAGAATGAAAGAGCTCGGCATAACTCAAGAGAAGTTAGCTGAAGAGCTTGGTATGACGCAGGGTGGAATTGGTCACTGGTTGCGCGGATCTCGTCATCCATCTCTTGACGAGATTGGTGTGGTGTTTAAATACCTTGGTATTGATAACGTCTCATTCAACCACGACGGTACATTTTCACCTGTTGGCGAATACTCATCTGCCCCCGTTAAAAAACAATATGAGTACCCTGTTTTTTCTCATGTTCAGGCCGGGATGTTCTCGCCTGAGCTTAGAACCTTTACCAAAGGTGATGCGGAGAGATGGGTCAGCACAACCAAAAAAGCCAGTGATTGTGCGTTCTGGCTTGAAGTTGAAGGTAATTCCATGACCGCGCCAACAGGATCCAAGCCAAGCTTTCCTGACGGGATGTTAATTCTCGTTGACCCTGAGCAGGCTGTTGAGCCAGGTGATTTCTGCATAGCCAGACTTGGTGGTGACGAGTTTACCTTCAAGAAACTGATCAGGGATAGCGGTCAGGTGTTCCTACAGCCACTAAACCCGCAATATCCAATGATTCCATGCAATGATAGCTGTTCCGTAGTAGGGAAAGTTATTGCCAGCCAGTGGCCTGAAGAGACATTTAGTTAACAGCCTCACCACTCTAAAGCACACAACAATAACCCGACCTTAGTGTCGGGTTTTCTTTTTCCAAAATATAAACCCACTAAATACAAAGCGTTATAAAAAACTAATTATATTTAGAACATTTTGTATTGACTCAATAAAGTACAAATCGTACTATTTGGCCATCAGCAGGACGCACTAACCACCATGAAGGTGATGCTCTTAAAAATTAAGCCCTGAAGAAGGGCAGCATTCAAAGCAGAAGGCTTTGGGGTGTGTGATACGAAACGAAGCATTGGCCGGAAGTGCGAATCCGGATTAGCTGCAAATGAGCCAATCGGGGGTGTTTTCGTTCAGGACTACGACTCACACACACCACCAAAGCTAACTGACAAGAGAATCCAGATGGATGCACAAACACGCCGCCGCAAACGTCGCGCAGAGAAACAGGCTCAATGGAAAGCAGCAAATCCCCTGTTGGTTGGGGTAAGCGCAAAACCAGTTAACCGCCCTATTCTCTCGCTGAATCGCAAACCGAAATCACGAGTAGAAAGCGCACTGAATCCGATAGACCTTACGGTGCTGGCTGAATACCACGAACAGATTGAAAGCAACCTGCAACGTATTGAGCGCAAGAATCAGCGCACATGGTACAGCAAGCCTGGCGAACGCGGCATAACATGCAGAGGACGCCAGAAAATTAAAGGTAAATCTATATCACTTATTTAGAAAATGCAGATTTAGGGAACAGATAGGAGGCGTTACACCTATGGCATCTCATCCTATGGTTAGAAGGTGGTGCAAATCCTTCGTATTGAAGTATGGATTTCACAGAAGATTCATAGCATTGAGCGCAAAGATAGTGCATTGGCTGACCGGTATTTGCCGATTTTTTGAGACGATAAACCACCGTAGCAACAGTAGGTGTATACATCTCATAGTTTTTCTTTTCCTCTTCCCACTTAGAGGCTCGATTTATCTTTTCTTCAAGCTCAATAATCTTGTCCTTAGAAATCATCAAAAGCTCATTAAGTGACATTTGCTGCTGTTGGGCATCCATGAGCTTATCGACAAGTTCGTATGTTTTTTCTTTTACTGAGTAGTCTATTTGCATTTTCTGGATTTCCTTTACTGCGCCAACAGCACTCATCAGAGCACCTCCGGCACCAGAAACTGCATCTGTAATCCTACTTATTATTCCTTTTTCATCAGACATATAAATCACTCTCTTACTGTAGGGGTAAGAGGATTTTACTATTTTTCTCGCTGTAGGGGTACACGAGAACCACCGAGCCTGATGTGGTTAAAAGACAGGCATACTAATAAACACTGCACTGTGTATTTATTCCAACGAGTGAATACACGGAGCAATGTCGCTCGTAACTAAACAGGAGCCGACTTGTTCTGATTATTGGAAATCTTCTTTGCCCTCCAGTGTGAGGGCGATTTTTTATCTATGAGGATATGAATAGATGTCAAACATCAAAAAATACATCATTGATTACGACTGGAAAGCATCAATAGAAATTGAAATCGACCATGACGTAATGACAGAGGAAAAACTTCACCAGATTAATAATTTCTGGTCAGACTCTGAATACCGACTCAATAAACACGGCTCTGTATTAAATGCTGTATTAATCATGCTGGCGCAACATGCTCTGCTTATAGCAATTTCAAGCGACTTAAATGCATATGGTGTTGTGTGTGAGTTCGACTGGAATGATGGAAATGGTCAGGAAGGATGGCCTCCAATGGATGGTAGCGAAGGAATAAGAATTACCGATATCGATACATCAGGAATATTTGATTCAGATGATATGGCTATCAAGGCCGCCTGAGTGCGGCTTTACCGCATACCAATAACGCTTCACTCGAGGCGTTTTTCGTTATGTATAAATAAGGAGCACACCATGCAATATGCCATTGCAGGGTGGCCTGTTGCTGGCTGCCCTTCCGAATCTTTACTTGAACGAATCACCCGTAAATTACGTGACGGATGGAAACGCCTTATCGACATACTTAATCAGCCAGGAGTCCCCAAAAATGGATAAAAAACTTATGGCTATCCAGACAAAATTCACTATTGCCACTTTTATTGGCGATGAAAAGATGTTTCGTGAGGCCGTCGACGCTTATAAAAAATGGATATTAATACTGAAACTGAGATCAAGCAAAAGCATTCACTAACCCCCTTTCCTGTTTTCCTAATCAGCCCGGCATTTCGCGGGCGATATTTTCACAGCTATTTCAGGAGTTCGGCCATGAACGCTTATTACATTCAGGATCGTCTTGAGGCTCAGAGCTGGGCGCGTCACTACCAGCAGATAGCCCGTGAAGAGAAAGAGGCAGAACTGGCAGACGACATGGAAAAAGGCCTGCCCCAACACCTGTTTGAATCGCTATGCATCGATCATTTGCAACGCCACGGGGCCAGCAAAAAAGCCATTACCCGTGCGTTTGATGACGATGTTGAGTTTCAGGAGCGCATGGCAGAACACATCCGGTACATGGTTGAAACCATTGCTCACCATCAGGTTGATATTGATTCAGAGGTATAAAACGGATGAGTACAGCACTCGCAACGCTGGCAGGGAAGCTGGCTGAACGTGTCGGCATGGATTCTGTCGACCCACAGGAACTGATCACCACTCTTCGCCAGACGGCATTTAAAGGCGATGCCAGCGATGCGCAGTTCATCGCATTGTTGATCGTCGCCAACCAGTACGGCCTTAATCCGTGGACGAAAGAAATTTACGCCTTCCCTGATAAGCAGAACGGCATCGTTCCGGTGGTGGGCGTTGATGGCTGGTCCCGCATCATCAATGAAAACCAGCAGTTTGATGGCATGGACTTTGAGCAGGACAATGAATCCTGTACATGCCGGATTTACCGCAAGGACCGTAATCATCCGATCTGCGTTACCGAATGGATGGATGAATGCCGCCGCGAACCATTCAAAACCCGCGAAGGCAGAGAAATCACGGGGCCGTGGCAGTCGCATCCTAAACGGATGTTACGGCATAAAGCTATGATTCAGTGTGCCCGTCTGGCCTTCGGATTTGCTGGTATCTATGACAAGGATGAAGCCGAGCGCATTGTCGAAAATACTGCATACACTGCAGAACGTCAGCTGGAACGCGACATCACTCCGGTTAACGATGAAACCATGCAGGAGATTAACACTCTGCTAATCGCCCTGGATAAAACATGGGATGACGACTTATTGCCGCTCTGTTCCCAGATATTTCGCCGCGACATTCGCGCATCGTCAGAACTGACACAGGCCGAAGCAGTGAAAGCTCTTGGATTCCTGAAACAGAAAGCCACTGAGCAGAAGGTGGCAGCATGACACCGGACATTATCCTGCAGCGTACCGGGATCGACGTGAGAGCTGTCGAACAGGGGGATGATGCATGGCACAAATTACGGCTCGGCGTCATCACCGCTTCAGAAGTTCACAACGTGATAGCAAAGCCCCGCTCAGGAAAGAAGTGGCCTGACATGAAAATGTCCTACTTCCACACCCTGCTGGCTGAGGTTTGCACCGGTGTGGCTCCGGAAGTTAATGCTAAGGCGCTGGCCTGGGGAAAACAGTACGAGAACGACGCCAGAACCCTGTTTGAATTCACTTCCGGCGTGAATGTTACTGAATCCCCGATCATCTATCGCGACGAAAGTATGCGCACCGCCTGCTCTCCCGATGGTTTATGCAGTGACGGCAACGGCCTTGAGCTGAAATGCCCGTTTACCTCCCGGGATTTCATTAAGTTCAGGCTCGGTGGTTTCGAGGCCATAAAGTCGGCTTACATGGCCCAGGTGCAGTACAGCATGTGGGTGACGCGAAAAGATGCCTGGTACTTTGCCAACTATGACCCGCGTATGAAGCGTGAAGGCCTGCATTATGTCGTGGTTGAGCGGGATGAAAAGTACATGGCGGGTTTTGACGAGATGGTGCCGGAGTTCATCGAAAAAATGGACGAGGCACTGGCTGAAATTGGTTTTGTATTTGGGGAGCAATGGCGATGAAGCATCCTCACGATAATATCCGCGTAGGCACGATCACTTTCGTCTACTCCGTTACGAAGCGAGGCTGGGTATTTCCCGGCCTTTCTGTTATCCGAAATCCGCTGAAAGCCCAGCGGCTGGCTGAGGAGATAAATAATAAACGGGAGGCGATATGCACAAAGCATCTCCTGTTGAGTTAAGAACGAGTATTGAGATGGCACATAGCCTTGCTCAAATTGGAGTCAGGTTTGTGCCAATACCAGTAGAAACAGACGAAGAATTTCATACGTTAGCCACATCCCTTTCGCAAAAGCTGGAAATGATGGTGGCGAAAGCAGAAGCAGATGAGAGAGACCTGGTATGACAACCACTGAATGCATTTTTCTGGCAGCGGGCTTCATATTCTGTGTGCTTATGCTTGCCGACATGGGACTTGTTCAATGACACCTCAGCAGGAAAACGCCCTTCGCAGCATTGCCCGTCAGGCTAATTCTGAAATCAAAAAAGCCAGACAGCAGTTTCCGGATAAAAACGTCGATGACATTTGCCGTAGCGTACTGAAGAAGCACCGCGAAACGGTAACGCTGATGGGACTCACACCGACTCATTTAAGTCTGGCGATCGGCATGTTAAACGGCGTCTTTAAGGAGCGATGAACATGAAAAGCAAAATCATCAGGGAGCTACAGGCTCCTTTTTTATTGTTCGCATTCACCCTCAAGCGTATTAACCAACAATTCAGGGATTAATGGAAGATGGCAGACATCATTGATTCAGCATCAGAAATTGAAGAATTACAGCGCAACACAGCAATAAAAATGCGCCGCCTGAACCACCAGGCTATATCTGCCACTCATTGTTGTGAGTGTGGCGATCCCATAGATGAGCGAAGACGCCTGGCCGTTCAGGGTTGTCGGACTTGTGCAAGTTGCCAGCAAGATCTGGAGCTTATCCGCAAACAAAGGGGGATTAAGTGATGGCTAACCTGCAACTTGCTGTTAAAAGTGAATACTTCGATGCCATGATTCGCGGAGAGAAAACGGAAGAGTATCGCCTTGTTAATGACTACTGGAAAAAGCGCCTCGTTAACCGCGAGTATGGCAGTCTGATCATCACGAAGGGATATCCGAAGCGCGACGATTCCAGCCGCAGAATTGATGTTCCGTATGACGGATATGAAATCAAGACAATCACACATCCGCACTTCGGTGATAAACCGGTAAAGGTGTTCGCGATAAAGGTGAATATCGGCAATGAATAACAATCCTCGCACTCGCGGGGATTTCTTTTATCTGAACTCGCTACGGCGGATTTTGTTTTATGGAGATGATAAATGCACTTCCGAGTCACAGGTGAATGGAATGGAGAACCATTCAACAGAGTTATCGAAGCAGAGAACATCAATGACTGCTATGACCACTGGATGATATGGGCGCAGATAGCACATGCAGACGTAACCAATATTCGAATTGAAGAACTGAAAGAACACCAAGCCGCCTGATGGAGGTTTTTTTTATTGGAGACAAGAAATGTCAGATTTGTCTATGAAGGTTTTGAAATGGCAATCGACTGGCGATGTTGGCATCAGTAGCGCAACTCTTGCCTCAATCGCATGTGGCCTGAAAAAGAATATCTATGGTCATCACTTCGGCGCTCCCCATGACGCAGCAGACTTCCGACGATGCGTTGCACTTGTTGAGAAGATTCCAGAAATCAGAGATTCATTCGACAAGGTTGCAAAGCGCGTTCCGGCATTCAAAGGCATCCTCAACGAATGGGATTCCCTCGTTGCTCTGTTGAAGTCTGAAATGAAGATACACGAAAACAAAGCACCAGAGACTTACAGGAGAATCAGCGAGTTACGAAAGGACTAACCACAGCCTCACACTCGATGAGGCCTGTTCATGGCTCAATGATATCCAGACCTACCATCGCCGCATCAATGCGGCTTTTCTTGCGTGTAATTGCGGAGACTTTGCGATGTACTTGACACTTCAGGAGTGGAATGCACGCCAGCGACGCCCAAGAAGCCTTGAAACAGTTCGTCGATGGGTGCGCGAATGCAGGATATTCCCTCCTCCGGTTAAGGATGGAAGAGAGTATCTGTTCCACGAATCAGCGGTAAAGGTTGACTTAAATCGACCAGTAACAGGTAGCCTTTTGAAGAGGATCAGAAATGGGAAGAAGGCGAAGTCATGAGCGCCGGGATTTACCCCCTAATCTTTATATAAGAAACAATGGATATTACTGCTACAGGGACCCAAGGACGGGTAAAGAGTTTGGATTAGGCCGAGACAGGAGGATAGCAATCACTGAAGCAATACAGGCCAACATTGAGTTATTTTCAGGACACAAACACAAGCCTCTGACAGCGAGAATCAACAGTGATAATTCTGTTACGTTACATTCATGGCTTGATCGCTACGAAAAAATCCTCGCCAGCAGAGGAATCAAGCAGAAGACTCTCATAAATTACATGAGCAAAATTAAAGCAATAAGGAGGGGTCTGCCTGATGCTCCACTTGAAGACATCACCACAAAAGAAATTGCGGCAATGCTCAGTGGATACATAGACGAGGGCAAGGCGGCGTCAGCCAAGTTAATCAGATCAACACTGAGCGATGCATTCCGAGAGGCAATAGCTGAAGGCCATATAACAACAAACCCGGTCGCTGCCACTCGCGCAGCAAAATCAGAGGTAAGGAGATCAAGACTTACGGCTGACGAATACCTGAAAATTTATCAAGCAGCAGAATCATCACCATGTTGGCTAAGACTTGCAATGGAGCTGGCTGTTGTTACCGGGCAGCGAGTTGGTGATTTATGCGAAATGAAGTGGTCTGATATCGTAGATGGATATCTTTATGTCGAGCAAAGCAAAACAGGCGTAAAAATTGCCATCCCTACAACATTGCATGTTGATGCTCTCGGGATATCAATGAAGGAAACACTTGATAAATGCAAAGAGATTCTTGGCGGAGAAACCATAATTGCATCTACTCGTCGTGAACCGCTTTCATCCGGCACAGTATCAAGGTATTTTATGCGCGCACGAAAAGCATCAGGTCTTTCCTTCGAAGGGGATCCGCCTACCTTTCACGAGTTGCGCAGTTTGTCTGCAAGACTCTATGAGAAGCAGATAAGCGATAAGTTTGCTCAACATCTTCTCGGGCATAAGTCGGACACCATGGCATCACAGTATCGTGATGACAGAGGCAGGGAGTGGGACAAAATTGAAATCAAATAATGATTTTATTTTGACTGATAGTGACCTGTTCGTTGCAACAAATTGATAAGCAATGCTTTTTTATAAGGCCTACTTAGTATAAAAAAGCAGGCTTCAACGGATTCATTTTTCTATTTCATAGCCCGGAGCAACCTGTGAACACATTTTCAGTTTCCCGTCTGGCGCTGGCATTGGCTTTTGGCGTGACGCTGACCGCCTGTAGCTCAACACCGCCCGATCAACGTCCTTCTGATCAAACCGCGCCTGGTACCTCTTCTCGCCCGATTCTGTCGGCAAAAGAAGCGCAGAATTTCGATGCTCAACACTATTTTGCATCCCTGACACCAGGTGCGGCAGCGTGGAATCCTTCCCCGATTACCCTGCCTGCGCAACCTGACTTTGTTGTCGGCCCGGCGGGTACTCAAGGTGTAACGCATACCACGATTCAGGCGGCGGTAGATGCGGCAATTATCAAGCGTACCAACAAGCGCCAGTATATTGCCGTGATGCCTGGTGAGTATCAGGGAACGGTGTATGTCCCTGCCGCTCCGGGTGGAATTACTCTGTACGGTACAGGTGAAAAACCGATTGATGTGAAGATTGGGCTTTCCCTTGATGGTGGCATGAGCCCTGCCGACTGGCGTCACGACGTCAACCCGCGCGGCAAATATATGCCAGGTAAACCGGCGTGGTATATGTACGATAGCTGCCAGAGTAAACGCAGCGACAGTATCGGTGTTCTCTGCTCTGCGGTCTTCTGGTCACAAAACAATGGCCTGCAACTGCAAAACCTGACCATCGAAAACACGCTGGGCGATAGCGTAGATGCGGGTAACCATCCGGCGGTGGCACTACGTACTGATGGCGACAAAGTGCAGATCAATAACGTCAACATTCTCGGTCGTCAGAACACCTTCTTTGTCACCAACAGCGGTGTGCAGAACCGTCTGGAAACGAATCGTCAGCCGCGTACGCTGGTGACCAACAGCTATATTGAAGGGGATGTGGATATCGTTTCTGGTCGCGGCGCAGTGGTGTTCGATAACACCGAATTCCGCGTGGTGAACTCCCGTACCCAGCAAGAAGCGTATGTGTTTGCACCGGCTACGCTGTCCAACATTTACTACGGTTTCCTCGCCGTAAACAGCCGTTTCAATGCTTCCGGTGATGGTGTGGCGCAACTGGGCCGCTCGCTGGATGTTGATGCTAATACCAACGGTCAGGTGGTGATCCGTGATAGCGCCATCAACGAAGGTTTTAACACGGCGAAACCGTGGGCCGATGCGGTGATCTCAAATCGTCCGTTTGCGGGTAACACCGGCAGCGTTGATGATAAAGACGAAATACAGCGCAATCTGAATGACACAAACTACAACCGCATGTGGGAATACAATAACCGCGGCGTGGGTAGCAAAGTGGTTGCAGAGGCGAAGAAGTAA